AAGTGCTGTTACTGAAAAACCTACTGTAACATTGGCGAAGTGGACTTACAGGCTTTTGCCTGACTTACCTTTATTAAAGGAGGTTGTTTAAATGGTATATGTACTATAGGTGCAATTCATCCCCCACCTATAGAGGTGGGTGTCTTCTTGCACTTTATAATAAATATCTGGAGGATTGCAAAGTGAAGAATCAAATTATATTTTCGGATAATATAGTCAAGACTCAGGATGACAAATGTATAGTTGGAAACAAATTTCCAGAGAATATCAATAACAGAAATTCTATTAAAGGTTTTGTAGAGATTGTTGATAAAGAAACTGGAAAATTGTTAGACAAACAAAATTTAATTGTATATGATGGTAGAGAAACAATTCTACAAAGAGCATTGAATTTTGATAGGGTAACTGGGTCTAATGAAAAAGATTTATATGTATCTTGGTTAAGTGTTGGTACTGGTGGGGCATTGACAACTGACCCATTGAACCCAATTGCACCCAACATAAATGATTCTGGATTAAGTAATCAAATAGTTATAGATCCAAATAATACAACTTATGCAGATGGTGGTAGAAAGAAAAATTTTGACTCTATTGAAATTCTAATGGATGATTCTAATGATAACAGATATTTGATTGCAAAATTGACAACTACAATTTTAAGAGATGAGGCAAATGTTTATGATTTAAATGAAGCCGCATTATGGTTGTCAAATAGTCATTTAGCTGCAAATGCAACAACTTTTAAATTGTTTTCAAGAGTAACATTTTCCACAGTAAGAAAAGATCAAAACAGAGAAATTGTTTTAATTTGGTATTTATTTTTCTAAAAATATAAATAATCATTAAATATTAGTGCAAAATTATTGGGGTATCCAATCTTGGGTACCTATTTTTTTGTTTAAACAGAACAAATATAAAATTTAATACTAATAGAATTCATTTTTAAAGGAGGATAAATTATGGAACCCATTTCTCCAGGTGTTTATAGTAAGATAACAGATTTAAGTACTTATGTTGAGGCTGTGCCTTCAACAATAGCATTTGTGGCATTTTTTGCTGACAAAGGTAGGGACAATCAATTAGTTTTTAAGTCATCTAGAAAAGACTTATTGAATGAATTTGGATATCCAAATATTGAAAAATATTCGACAGCATATGGTCAAGGTTTATTGATTGCTGATAAGTTTATCCAAAATTCTACTGCATTATATTGTATGAGAGCATTACCAGCAGATGCAACTTATGCAAATATTGCAGTCAAGTATGATGTGACAAATCATGTAGTATTATTTGAAAATATTACTATGCATGATGTTGATGATGCAGATATTTATTTGAATAACACCAATGTCTCTTCCAGTATTCCATTGGCTGTCTTTTATGCTACTGGTAGAGGTGAGTATTATAATGATTTCAAAATTAAATTTACTAAATCTGCCAATGTTGATTATGTTTATGTATTGGATATTTATGCCAAGAATATTGATGGTTATTATGATATAGCTGATTCATTTGATGTAACATTTAGAAAAGATATCAGAGATTATTCTGGTGATTCAATGTTTATTGAAGATGTATTGGATAAATACTGTGATTACATTAAGTGTAAAGTGAATCCTAATTTAACATTTGATCAAGTATATAGACTTTTAACACAAGACATAGTCAATAATACTGGTTATAATATAGTTGATGTTAAAGGGGTTATATTTGATGATGATATCATTGAAAATCCATCAACTGGTGATAAGTATTTTGTTGCTGAGAGTGCTCTTGGTGAATTTTATGATTTTATAGGTAAAGTTATTAAATATGATGATCTTACTGGTGATTTTGTAGAGGATACATCTGTTACTGTTGGTTATGGTGATTTAATACAAACAGAAGATGGTAAATTGTATTATCATATGGGTGCTGGATTTGTTGGTAATTTTGATCCATATGCAACTTTCTTTATAATTCCAGTAGATGGAAATGATGATCCATCATTCAGACAATTTGGTGGTGGTTCTTCTGGTTCATTGTTTAATGCTGATGGCACTATTAATCCAACTGTAGCTAATGAATGTTTAATTAAGGCATATTCTGGTATTTATGATTCACAAGTAATTGATGTTGAGAATATTTATTTTTCAATAGTATATGATGGTGGATATCCAAAAGCTGTTAAAGATGCTATTGTTCAATTAGCATATGCATTAAGAAAAGATTGTGTTGCTATTCTTGATAATGGTAGGAATAGAAATCTTGAACAAGAACTAAGAGCTAGAAGAATGGAACAATCTTATAATACTTATCATTGTGCTATATATTCACAATATAGAAAAGTTACTGATCCATTTAGTGGTATGAAACTTTGGGTCTCACCAGTTTATCATATGGCACAAATTATACCTTACAATGATACAGTAGGAGAATTATGGTTTGCCCCTGCTGGTTTTAACAGAGCAGCCATCCAAGATATTGATGAGTTAGAATATAATCCATTACAGGGTGATAGAGATCAAATGTATCTCAATCAAATTAACCCAACTGTATTGTTTAATGCTGGATATGTTGTTTGGGGACAATTGACATCTCAAAGAAAGCCATCTAAAATGCAATCACTTAATGTTGTTAGGATGGTTTTATATATTGATAGGGCATTGAAACAGTTCTCTAAATATTTTATATTTGAACAAAATGATGAAATTACATGGACTCAGGTTAAAGGTGAAGTCATTAGATTCCTTGAAGATATTAAGAATAGAAGAGGATTATATGACTACAATGTAGAAGTTGGTGCCACAGAATACGAGAAGAAAAGAAAGACATTCCATATCAATATAGAATTAGACCCAATAGAGCCAGTAGAGAAAATATTGCTTAATTTTTATATTAAGTAACTTAAATTGATTTTCAAAGAGGACCTTAATTGGTCCTCTTTTTATTTTTTGAACAAATAAAAAACAATTTGATTTCATTAAATTAACTAATGTATAATAGGTATACACAATATGTATAGATTTTTATTTATTTTATTAATGTTTTTATTTATACCAATAATCTCGTTAGCCAACCCTGAAAATCAAAAAATAAAATTAAAGATTGTTATAGTTCAGTCTTACAATATAAATCATGTTTGTGGAGAACCACAGTTAACTGGGATTTTACAATCGTTAAAAGAGCATGAAAATTTATTTAGTTATACAATAAAACTATTTTATATGAATAGTAGATATACTAATATCTTAGAATATGCTAAAAAAGAATCTGCTAAGGAAATATATAAACAAATAGAAAAAAATCACCCAGATGTTATTTTTATAGTCGATGATAATGCCTTTAAATACTTAACGATTCCTTATTTAATTGATAAAGGATATAATATATATTTTAGTGGTTTGAATAAACCTTTAAGTAAATATATTGAAGAGTATCCTGTTTTAAAATTTGTGATAAACAAGCTTATGTTTGGTGTAGAAGAATATTTAGTGTTAGATAATTTTTTTAATTTCTTAAATTGTGTTAATTGGGAATATAGAAATAATATATATTTATTATATGATGATACACCCACATCTATATATTTGAAGGATAATTGGCTTGAATATTTTAAAAAGTATAATTATAAACCTGTACTTATAAAAATGGAAACAATACAAGATGTAGATAATTTTTTTAGAAACAATAGTGTTGAGTATATTATTATTGTAAATACTTTACAGGACATCTTGAATATTAAAATTGCTGAAAGTTACAATAAGCCCCAAATGATTATATATTTACATGATAAGTTAAAAAATAAGGGCATTCAAGTTACAACAAATATTTCATCTATTAAATATGGGGCAGATATTGTTAGTTCTATTAATTTTACTAGAATGGGGTATTTAACAGCCCAAATGTTTTTTGATAATTATATGAATAATAAAACTTCTGGTCAATATGGGAATTTGACATATTTAATAATCAATCAAGAAAGTTTAAATAGTAAGAGTTTTTTTAGTATACCAAATAATTGTTATGAATATATTGATATTATTAAATAATTTTTAGAGAGGATTTACACTATGTCTAAAAAATTTACTTTTAAAGATGGATCAGTTAATCAAGAACCAAGTGATAATAAATTGAAAGAACAAACAAAAAATAATACTAGTTTTTATAATAATTATGTGAGTGTATTTTTTAAGAAATATTTTATTTATACTATATTAATAATATTTTTATTTGTCTTAGATTATTATTACACTAGTTATAAAAAAATAAATAACGTTACAAAAAATATAAAAGAAGAAACATTATGTGTTTCACAAATATGTTTTGATAATGGATTAGTAACAGAATGTATGACTTTTACGGAACCAACGTTAGTAAAATTAGAAGTTGTTAAATCAATAACCCAAAATGGCTATGTTTATAATTTTGTTAAATTAAAAGAACAATGCCAAACAACTAATGTCAACTACCCCCGCTTATAGAAGCGGAGGCTTGAAAAAGCCTTGGTTGACTAGCCTCAGCCACCAGCAATATGCTGACGGGGCTACGTTAGACAGGTTATGACACCTTGAAATGATGCTCAAGTTTCAAGCTCTGTCGTACATGACCTAAACAGTTCTGTGGGTAGGAACAGTGGCTTGTACGTGTAAGCTTGTCTAACATTGGCGATGGGCAAATAACTCTGAAAGGAGGAACACTTTATGTTAGTGTTCGTTGTAAACAAACATGGCAGACCTCTTATGTCGTGCAAACCTTCAAAAGCAAGGAAACTGCTTAAGCAAGGCAAAGCAAAGATAGTCAAATATGAACCATTCACAATCCAACTGTTATACGGCAGTAGTGGTTATAAACAATGTTGTACTGCTGGTATTGACGCTGGCAGTAAAAACATAGGCATAGCAGTAACAACAGATGATGGCAGAATAATTTATAAAGCACAAGTAATATTAAGACAAGACATCAAAGAAAATATTGAAACAAAACGTAGACTTAGAAGAAGCAGAAGAAACAGAAAAACACGTTACAGAAAACCAAGATTTCTTAACCGCAAAAGGAAAAATGGTTGGCTTCCACCATCCATAACAGCAAGAATTGATGCACATTACAATATTATAAAAAAGTTATCTAAAATTATACCTATTACAAACATCATTGTAGAAGTAGGACAATTTGATACACAGGCATTAATAAATCCAAATATACAAGGTAAAGAATATCAAAATGGAGATATGAAAGGTTTTGACACTGTTAAGGAATACGTAAAAATAAGAGACAATTATCAATGTCATTATGCTAAATTAAGACCTGATATACCATGTTCAGGCAAAATGACAGTAGATCATATAATACCTAAAAGTAAAGGCGGAACAGATAATCCAACTAATCTTGTATGTTGCTGCGAAGAACACAACAGACAGAAAGACAATCTATTGTACAAAGAATTTACTGGCAAAAATCCGCCAGCAATTAGGAATTTTAAGGCTACTGCATTTATGAATGTCTTAAGGGATTATCTTGTTTCTAAATTACAGGAAATAGCACCAACAGAATATACTTTTGGACTATATACCCGCAGAAAACGCAAAGAATGGAATTTAGAAAAATCACACATAAATGATGCTATTGCTATTGTGGGGATAAAACCAAGACAGGAGGTATCAGTCAGTTATTATATCAAGCAAGTTCGTAAAAAGAAACGCAGCTTACATGAAGAAATTCCACGTAAAGGAAGAAGTAAACCTAATAGAGATGCTAAAAGAAACGAAAAGAACATAAAGAAAATCATAACTAATAATAACTGCTGGTGTTTGTGGGATAAAGTATATATACCTTCAATAGATAAAATAGGCTATATATCAGGTTTTACAGGAAAATGGGTATATGTACAGGACATAGAAGGTAATTATTTACGAATATCAGAAAAATATAAACAAATCAATCCGAAAGAATTGCAGCTAATTTGTAGAAATAACAATTATATTAGTCAGCAATTCATCTCCACCTTATAGAAGATGGAGACTTCTTGCTGAATTTAGGTTAAAATTGTCTAAATAAATAAGAGGAATATTAATGTCATTGATAGAGTTATTGAAATATTTAATGAGTTTAGATAGTGCACCATTGTTGTTGATTACACTTCTACTATTTATTATTTACTATAAAAAAGTGATAGAACCGGATATTAAAAATATATCTGAACATATAAATGATATTAATGATGATATCAATGCTATTAAGAGAAATTTTTTAACACGTGATGATATGACAGATTTGATTAATTTTATTAATGATTTATCACACAAATTGGAAATATTAGATGAAATTAAAGATGCTCTTAATACAATTAAAAATGATTTAAAAGAATGTTTACAAATTTTAGATGCGATTACTGTTGGGTTAGTTGATACAATCAAAACAATGATTAATACTGAATTAAGTAAAATAATGGCAACTATCTCTAAACTAGGAGATTATGAAAAAATTATAAACGATATATTAGAAAATCAAAATGATATTTCTGGGGATGTTAAAAAGTCTAATACTATTTTAATTGAATTATCTGCTGAAATATTAAAAATTGAAGATGATGTTGATGGGATTCTATCTATTTTAGATACTCTCATTAATCTGGTTCAAACAGAAAACTTAAAGGCTAAAGATGATAATGATAGATATGACCTATCATTATTAATGAAAGAGTTATCTGAATCTAGAAATCATATTTATACGAAATATGATTACCTTAGGAATAATATAAGAAAATTATTTCCAGAGAGCAGGATTAAAAAATATGTAAACTCTTCCCAAACATCATCAAGAGAAAATTTAGAGAAGATTATAAATGATACTAAATACAATGAGGAAAACTAATTATGTATATCAAATCTAACTATGCAATCGATGTGGCTAAAGCAATTATTGATTTGGAGTTAATAAAACAAGAAGCATTTTCTGGCAAATCGTTTTCTAAGAGAATTTGTCATTGTAAAGCTATTATTATTGATAACTATATAACTGTCTGTCAATTGTTATATATTCGTATTACAAGTAAAGTAATAAAATATATTGAAGATTTATATAATGGAAAAATTACTTCAATTGATAGTATTTTGAGAGAAAAAATTTTTGGATTTACTACACTAAAAGAATGGTTTAAATATTATGCCTATATAAAATTGGCCAAATATGAATATGTATCTAAAAAGATATTAATTATATTTAACAAAATTCAATCAATTATTGATAATTCATTATTTGACTATTTTGAAAATGAATATAGGAAATTTATTAATGAAATCTTAAATGAAATAAATCATGCAGATGAGGAGTTATTATATAAATCATTAAAAGATTTATATTTAAATATGAGAAATTGGTTTGAGACATCTATATTTAATATAATTGGTATTAATGTTGATTGTAATAATATTAAGGATGATATATTTGATGAGTTTGATATATCTAAAGATTTATTAGTTAATAAGAATTTTTGTTTACAAGAATGTTTATCACATATGGGTGAATCTTCTCATAAAAAACCATGTAATCCAGATTGCCTAGTTAATTGTAAAGATAAAAGATGTATTACACATGATTATATTACAAATACCAAAGAATTTATTCATTTAATTATATTACCAGAAATGTTAATGAAAGGAAATAATTGGTTTACAAATTATATTGACACGTTCAAAAAATATCATACCAACCCAAAATCTATAGATTTTATTGTTGATTATATGCTATTAGAAGAAGATTTTTATAAATGGAATAATGATACACTGTTTAGACTTAATTTGTTAATTGATGTTTTTGACAGAATATATGTTATAAACCATAATCATATAGATAAAAGTCAAATTATTGATGCTGTTCAAGATAAACTTATATTTGATGTTGTTCCAGAATATTTTGATTTGAATATTAATGATTTAAAATTTGATAAAGAAAAAGAACAAAATAAAAATAACTAATTATTTTATTATAATACTTGAAATTATTAATGTTATATTTGGAGGATATAAATGGCTGATAATACTAGTTACAAAAGTTTAACCCAAAATTTATTTTCTAGGAGATTTGGTGGTACACTAAAAGGTACAGCAGATCCTCTTATATCAGGATATTTTTATGTTCAATTTGAAAATTTGCCAGCACAGTTAACAAGTCAAACACCTGGATTGGATTCCAATACAATTAATAAATTATTGACTGCTGGGGCACAGTCAATTACATTACCAGGAGCAACATTGAATAAGACTACATTTGATGCGCTTGGTGGTTTAAAATGGCATGTTCCAACAAATATTGATATTGGAGATTCTTTATCTATTAAGTTTGTTGAAATGTCAGGTATGCCATTTTTTAGGATATTCCATGGTTGGTTTAATATGATCAGGGATTATAGAACTGGTGTAAGTAGTTTACAAGGTGCATCTTACACAAAATCTGGTTACGCATCTAATGTTATTTATGCAATGGTAAAACCAGATGGTGTAACAGTAGAATTCGCAGCTTATATGACAGGTGTTTTTCCAACAAAAGACCCATATGATATATTTGGTGGTGATATAACCAGTGTTGATAAGATAGAACTAGAACAAGAGTTTTCTGTTGACTATATTTGGGTAATGGATGATTGGGTAGTTCAGAAAGCACAATCATTAGCTAACTCAATGACACAATATATGAATACAATTAAAAGTGGTCAAGTTGGCGTTTAATTAATACAATATACATTCCCCCATCTCAAATTTATTTTATTCAGTGGACCTTCGTGGTCCACACTTTTTTCATTGAACTATTTCTATTATTGATCTAACAAATTTAAAACTATTCGGAGGCATCACTTTGTCTACAGACAAATGGTTAGATTTTGAACCATCAGAGATTTCTAAAGATTTGATCATCAATTTTTTCAAAGAAAAGAATTTTCTGATTTCTGATAATAAGTTATCAAAAGGTGCTTCTTATAGTGTTAAGTACAAGTATAAAAATATCTTTGAAAGAATGGTGCAATTAACCAAAGATATTGTTACATTAGACCAATCTGTTCCAGAAATGTTCTATATATTATATCATAATATAGATAAACCTATTTATTGTAAAACATGTGGAACACAATTAAAATTTAGTGGTATGAGTATAGGATATGGAAAGTATTGTAATTCTAAATGTGCAAATAATGATCACGAGGTTAGAAATAAAATTAAGAATACAATGATAAAAAAATATGGAGTTGATAACCCATTAAAAAGTGATATTATTAAAGAGAAAGTTAAAAATACAATAATAGAAAAATATGGTGTAGAAAATATTAGTCAATTAGAGTATGTTAGAAAATCTATATCTGAAAAGAATAAACAAAATTCTGATGAAAGAGTTTTAAAGATAAAAGATACGTGTTTAGAAAAATATGGTGTGGATAATGTATTTAAAGATAAGAATATACAAGAAAAATATAAAAATACAATAATAGAAAAATATGGTGTTGAGAATTTAATGCAATTAGATAAATATAAACAAGTGATATCTGAAAAAAATAAAGAAAATTCAAACCAAAGATTAGACAATTTGAAAAAGAGTTTAAAGGAAAAATATGGTGTTGAGAATTTAAGTAATATCCCAGGTATCAAAGAAAAATCTAAACAAACATGTTTGGAAAAATATGGTGTTGAATATTTTGCACAATCAAATGAATTTAAAGAAAACAATGCACATTTGTTAGACCAATTTAAAACAGATGAATTTAAAGAAAAAGCAAGAAAAACAATGATAGAAAAATATGGTGTCGATAATTATACTAAAACTAAAGAATATAGGGAATATATATCTAAAATTAATAGATCAAATAAAGTAGAACGTGTAACAAAAATGAAAGAAACATGTTTAGAAAAATATGGTGTGGAAAGCAATATATTAACAGCAGAATTTAAAGAAAAATCTAAACAAACATGTTTGGAAAAATATGGTAATGAAGTACCAATGAGATCCGAAATAGTCAAAGACAGATTTAAAAAAACAATGATAGAAAAATATGGTGTTGATAGTCCACTTAAATATGATCAATTTAAACAAAAGGCAATTGATACAATGGTTCAAAGATATGGTGTAAAAAATATTAAACAAAAACATTTAGTTAATTATCATAAATTAACAAATAAACAATTTTGGTTAGATAATTTTATTAATGAAAAGAATAACAAAATAGATATTTATAAAGCAGAGAAATATTTTAATATTAAATTTTATGGCACAATTAGAGATTGGGCTAAAAAATTAGGATTAAAAGACTACTTACCAAATAAATCAAGAAGCAAGTATGAATTAGAAATTATAGAATATGTTCAAACATTTTATAATGGAGAGATTGTTGAAAATACCAGATCTGTTATACCACCAAAAGAATTAGATATATATTTTCCTGAAAAAAAATTAGCCATTGAATTTGATGGATTAATATTTCATAGTTTTGGTATTGATCTATATATAGATTTTTTAGATAATTATAATGAAGAAAATTCATATATACATTTATCAAAAACAATTGAGTGTGAAAAGAATGATGTTCAATTACTACATATATTTGAAAATGAATGGATGGATGATACATTGAAAGATATTTGGAAATCTGTAATAAAATCTAAATTTGGGCTCAATAAAAAAATATATGCAAGACACTGTGAAATTAAAAAGATTGATGATATCAAATTAGTTAAAGATTTTTTAAATGAAAATCATTTACAACAATATGTGACATCTAAAGTAAATATTGGGTTATATTATGATAATGAATTAGTAGGTATAATGACTTTTGGAAGACCTAGATTTAATAAAAATTTCGAATGGGAGTTATTAAGGTATTGTTCTAAGAAATATATTAATATTATTGGTGGATTTTCTAAATTGTTAAAGTTCTTTATCACTATGTACAAACCTAAAAATATAATATCATACGCTAATAGAAGGTGGTCTAATGGTAAACTATATGAAGTCAATAATTTTGACAAAATAAGATTTAATGAACCATCCTATCACTACTTTCATATAACAAATCCAAGTATATTATTTTCAAGAGTTAAATTTCAAAAACATAAGTTGAAAAATTTGTTAGAATTTTTTGATGATAATTTAACAGAAACAGAAAATATGTATTTAAATGGTTTTAGAAAAATATATGATTGTGGATCAATAACATATTCTTTATTTCCAAATATATATTAAGTTTTAACAAAATATTAAAGATGAATAATATAGAACAAATATAAAACAATAAAAACAGGAGGATAAAAAATATGGACACATTCCTTTTTACATCAGAGTCCGTATCCGATGGGCATCCAGACAAAATAGCAGATCAAATATCAGATGCAGTATTGGATAATGCTTTATCACAAGATCCAAATTCAAGAGTTGCTTGTGAAGTATTAGTTAATACTGGATTAGTTGTTGTTTCAGGTGAAATGACAACAGATTGTTACATTGATATACCAAATGTTGTTAGGGATGTTGTAACAGATATTGGTTATGTTAGAGCAAAGTATGGGTTTGATGCGGAAACATGTTCAGTTATTTCAACAATTGACAAACAATCACCAGATATAGCTATGGGAGTAGATACTGGTGGAGCAGGTGATCAAGGTTTGATGTTTGGATATGCTGTTAATGAAACACCTGAACTTATGCCTTTGCCCATTATGTTATCTCATAAAATAATGAGAACATATAGAAAATTTAGAAATGATCCTAAATATTCACAGTATCTTAGACCAGATGGTAAATGTCAAGTTACAATAGAATATGATTCTATTACTAATAAACCTATAAGAGTTCATACAGTAGTATTATCTTATCAACATCATCCAGAATTAAAAAGAGAAGAAATTGAGAGTATTGGTAAAACAATTATTAAAGAAGGTCTAGATCATTGGTATAGTGATAGTATAGAAAAGATATATATAAATCCTACAGGTAGATTTGTTATCGGTGGACCAATGGGTGATTGTGGATTAACTGGTAGAAAAATTATTGTTGATACTTATGGTGGAAGAGCTCCACATGGTGGTGGTGCATTTAGTGGTAAAGATTCGACAAAAGTTGATAGAAGTGCAGCATATATGTCCAGATATTTGGCAAAGAATATTGTAGCAAGTGGAATATGTCATGAATGTTTAATCCAAGTGGCTTATGCAATTGGTGTTAAAGATCCAGTTTCTATATTTGTTAAGACTGAAAATGGAAGAAAATTTGATCAAGATCTAGAAAGAGCAATTTCTCAAAATTTTGATTTATCTGTTAGAGGTATTATAGATTATTTGAAACTGAGAAGACCAATATATAGAGAAACTGCTAGGTTTGGCCATTTTGGTAGGAATGATGTACCATGGGAAATTGTAGATGTTAAAGATATATTTAGTAAAATTGGTTAAATGGGGGCATTAGTTTCTATGAATTATGATGTCAACTATCCCCCACTTATAGAAGTGGAGGCTTGTAGAAATGCAAGTCTGGTTGATTAGCCTCAAGCATTGGTTTATACCAATGACTACGTCCGTTGTGGCAGAATATATAGTCACCGTGGAATGC